GTGCCGTCCCCGGACCAGACCGCCCTGATTAACGAGCAGTACCGCGCACCGTTAAACCGGCTGGTTATCGCCGACCAGGCGGCAAATGTTATCCGCGCCGAAATGATAATACCGCCGCAGGCCGGGGGCTTCTGGATACGCGAGGCCGCCCTCTTTGACGAGACCGGTATCTGCCTGGCGGTGGCGAACCTGCCCGAATCCTACAAGCCGCTTCTGGCGGAAGGGTCGGGACGTTTTCAGGTAATTAATATCTGGCTGATGGTGAGCCAGACTGCCGATGTGCAGATGATTGCGGACCCGTCAGTCATCCTGGCGACGGTGGAAGAAGTCCGCCGGGCGGGGAACAACGCCAAAGATTATGCCGATGACATTGTTTCCACCCTGGAGAATGAGACAAGGGAGGCCATTGCATCAGCGGTCAGCACCGCCATTCGTGATTTCTGGGAAGCGGAAAACCCTGTCGGCACGGTCCGGTTTTACAGCCAGCATGTGGACCCGAATGAACGCTACCCGTGGTCAACGTGGACGTATACCGGTGAGAACAGAACCATCCGCGTGGCAAAAGCGGGCGGTTCGAACGTCGGCGCCACTGGCGGCAGCGATACGGTCACCCTTCAGCGGGCGAATCTTCCCGCCGTGCAGATTGATGTAAGCGGGGAAACCAGCGAGCAGCCTGAGCAGAAGCTGACGACCACGCGCGGCGGTATTCACCATCATGGTGGTGTGGCCGGTAAAGATGACCCGTGGGAAATTGGCGGGGATGTGCGGCAGCTCTTTAACCCGAAAGAGCCGGGTGTGACGGATGATGCCGGAGAACACGAACACGAAGTCACAGTACCGCCGCACAAACACACGACCAGCGGCAAAACTGACAACCTCGGCGAGGGTAAATCGTTCAGCGTGGTGGAAGCTCACACCCTGCTGATGTGCTGGAGCCGCGTTGCCTGACTCTCGGGCGGGCATTCCTGTTGTACTGTACCCGGTACAGCGGGGATGACTCGTCACTCTTTCCCCCACGACTGAAAATAATGCTCACCCTTAACCACGGAGTTAAACGGATGAGCGATTTTCATCACGGCGTCCAGGTTGTCGAGATTAACGACGGCACCCGCGTCATTTCTACCGTATCCACAGCGATTATCGGCATGGTCTGCACGGCCAGCGATGCCGATGCCGCCACGTTCCCGCTCAACAAGCCCGTACTGATTACCAGCGTGCAAAGCGCTATTGCGAAAGCAGGAACCAAAGGCACCCTGGCCGCCTCCCTCCAGGCCATCGCCGACCAGTCGAAGCCGGTCGTTGTTGTTGTACGCGTTGCGGAAGGGACCGGCGATGATGCCGAAGCGCAGACTGTCTCTAATATCATCGGCGGCACTGACGAGAGCGGCAATTACACCGGGCTCAAAGCGCTGCTCACGGCGGAGGCCGTCACCGGCGTTAAACCGCGCATCCTCGGCGTGCCGGGTCTCGACTCCCTCGAAGTGGCGACCGCGCTCGCGCCGATTTGTCAGAAGCTGCGCGCGTTTGGCTATATCAGCGCCTGGAACTGTCAGACCCTTTCCGAGGCCATGCTTTATCGTAAGCATTTCAGCCAGCGCGAGCTGATGGTTATCTGGCCGGATTTTCTGGCATGGGATACCACGGCGAACACGACCGAGACCGCCTGGGCGACCGCCCGCGCGCTGGGCCTGCGCGCCAAAATCGACCAGGACACCGGCTGGCATAAAACCCTGTCAAACGTTGGCGTGAACGGTGTCACCGGTATCAGCGCGTCGGTCTTCTGGGATTTGCAGGAATCCGGCACCGATGCCGACCTGCTTAACGAGGCTGGCGTCACCACGCTCATTCGTAAAGACGGTTTTCGATTCTGGGGTAACCGCTGCTGCTCCGATGACCCGCTGTTCCTGTTTGAGAACTACACCCGCACCGCGCAGGTTATCGCCGACACAATGGCCGCTGGTCACATGTGGGCGGTCGACAAGCCGATCACTGCCACGCTGATTAAAGACATCGTTGCGGGTATCAATGCGAAATTCCGCGAGATGAAAACGGCAGGCTATATCGTCGATGCGACCTGCTGGTTTGATGAATCGGCCAACGACGCGGCGACCCTCAAAGCCGGGAAACTGTATATCGATTACGACTATACGCCGGTTCCCCCTCTCGAAAACCTGACGCTACGCCAGCGCATTACCGATAAATACCTGGCGAATCTGGTGTCATCGGTTAACAGCAATTAAGGAGCCCTGACCAATGGCAATGCCGCGCAAGCTCAAATACCTCAACACGTTTCTGGATGGCGTCAGCTATCTCGGCGTTATCGAGTCCGTCACCCTGCCAAAGCTGACCCGTAAGCTGGAAAATTACCGGGGCGGCGGGATGTCAGGCTCGGCCCCTGTCGATTTTGGCCTCGACGATGACGCGCTGGCGATGGAGATTTCCCTCGGCGGCTTCCCTGATGATGCGATCTGGTCGCTTTACGGTGCCGTCGGTACCGGGACGCTACTGCGCTATGCAGGCTCTTACCAGCGGGACGATACCGGCGAAACCGTGGCGGTGGAAGTAGAGACCCGTTTCAAGGTGAAGGAAGTCGATAACGGCGAGAGCAAACAGGGCGAGGATACCAGCAGCAAATTATCGCTGGTCTGCACGTACTACAAGCTGACCATGAACGGTAAAGAGCTGGTAGAAATCGACGTCCTCAACATGATTGAGAAGGTGAACGGCGTCGACCGACTCGACCAGCACCGCCGCAATATCGGCCTGTAATTTTCCCCGGCCAGCATGCCTGGCCGGTTAATCCCGAATCCGTAAACAGCGAGAAACTCATGAGCAAAGAAAACATCGTCACCCTGGAAAACCCCATCAAACGCGGCGAGCAGGTCATCGAAAAAATCACCCTGATGAAGCCCAACGCCGGAACCCTGCGCGGTGTCAGCCTGGCCGACGTTGCGCGCTCTGAAGTCGACGCCCTGATTAAAGTGCTGCCGCGTATGACCAGCCCATCACTCACCGAGTCGGATGTCGTCATGATGGATTTACCCGATTTGATGGCGCTGGCAACAAAGGTGATCGGTTTTTTGTCGCCGAATTTGGCGGATTAAATTTTCCGAAAGATATGTCGGTCGATGACCTGATGGCGGATATCGCGGTGATTTTTCACTGGCCGCCATCAGAGTTATATCCCATGAGCCTGACCGAGCTCACCACCTGGCGCGAAAAAGCGCTACAGCGAAGCGGAAACACGAATGAGTAACGACGTTAAATTGCAGGTATTACTCAAGGCTGTTGACCAGGCGACCCGCCCGTTTAAATCCATCCAGACAGCGAGCAAAACGCTGTCTGGTGATATCCGGGACACTCAAAAATCACTGCGTGAACTGAACGGCCAGGCATCCCGTATCGACGGGTTTCGCAAGGCCAGCGCGCAACTTGCCGTTACCGGTCAGGAGCTGAAGAAAGCTAAACAGGAAGCCGCCGCACTGGCGATCCAGTTTAGAAATACGGAACAGCCGACGCGCGCGCAGGCGCAGGCAATGGATGCCGCCCGAAAAAGTGCCGCAGCGCTCCAGCTCAAACACAACAGCTTGCGGCAGGCTGTACAGCGCCAGCGGCAGGAACTCAGCCAGGCGGGAATTAATACCCGCACCCTGGCGGCAGACGAGCGCCGGTTAAAAACCAGCATCAGCGAAACGACGGCGCAGCTTAATCGCCAGCGTGAAGCACTGGCGCGCGTCAGCGCGCAACAGGCAAAGCTCAACGCGGTTAAACAGCGATATCAGGCTGGTAAAGAGCTGGCCGGAAATGCGGCCGCAATGGGTGCCGCCGGTGTCGGTATGGCGACGACAGGCACGCTGGCCGGTATTGCACTAATGAAACCGGGTTATGATTTTGCGCAGAAAAACTCCGAGTTACAGGCTGTACTCGGCGTGGCGAAAGACTCCGCAGAAATGACTGCGTTGCGAAATCAGGCCCGACTGCTGGGCGACAATACTGCCGCCTCTGCCGATGATGCGGCCGGTGCTCAGATTATCATTGCGAAAGCAGGCGGAGACGCGGCAGCGATTCAGGCGGCGACGCCCGTCACACTTAATATGGCGCTTGCTAACCGTCGAACAATGGAAGAGAACGCCGGTTTGCTGATGGGGATGAAATCAGCTTTCCAGCTTACTAACGAGCAGGTCTCTCACATCGGTGATGTCCTGTCGATGACAATGAATAAAACCGCCGCAGATTTTGACGGGCTTAGTGATGCGCTGACATATGCTGCGCCGGTGGCGAAAAATGCCGGTGTCAGCATTGAGGAAGCCGCTGCAATGGTTGGCGCCCTACATGATGCGAAAATTACGGGGTCAATGGCTGGTACGGGTAGTCGCGCTATTTTAAATCGACTCCAGGCACCGACCGGGCAAGCCTACGCGGCGATTAAAGAGCTTGGGGTAAAAACGGCAGACAGTAAAGGGAATACCCGCCCGATATTTACCATCCTGAAGGAAATGCAGGCCAGTTTTGATAAAAATAAACTGGGTACCGGTCAGCGCGCTGAATACATGAAAACGATATTTGGCGAAGAGGCCAGTTCTGCCGCCGCTGTTTTGATGAACGCGGCTAAATCAGGAAAGCTGGATAAGCTCACGGTTGCATTTAAAGCCTCTGACGGTAAGACGGAGGAACTAGTTAAGGTTATGCAGGAAAACCTCGGCGGCGACTTTAAAGAGTTTCAGTCGGCATATGAGGCTGTAGGTACTGACCTTTTTGACCTGCAAGAGTCCTCTTTACGTAAACTGGTGCAAACCGCTACCGGCTACGTGCTCAAACTTGATAAGTGGATCCAGCGAAATAAAGAGCTCGCGCAGACGCTGGGGGTGATTACCGCTGTGGCGATCGGGGGCGTGGGGATGATTGGGGCTATTGGACTGATTGCCTGGCCGGTGATAACCGGTGTAAATGCCATCATCGCCGCTGCGACGGCACTCGGTACCGTATTTACTACGGTGGCCGGTGGTGTTGTGACTGCAATTGGCGCGATCTCCTGGCCGGTTGTTGCTGTCGTGGCCGCAATAGTGGCCGGGGCATTGCTCATCCGTAAATATTGGGAACCCATCAGCGCGTTTTTTGGCGGTGTGATGGAAGGATTGCGCACGGCCTTCGCGCCAGTAGCAGAACTATTTGCACCGCTTAAACCGATGTTTGACTGGCTAGGCGGAAAACTTAAAGCCGCATGGGACTGGTTTAACAACCTTATCGCGCCGGTCAAATCCTCGCAGGAGACGTTAAACCGTTTTCGTGATGCCGGTGTGTTGTTCGGCCAGCGACTGGCGGATGCCTTAACGCTGCCACTGACGGCATTTAATAAGCTGCGCAGCGGTATTGACTGGGTGCTTGAGAAGCTCGGCATTATCAATAAAGAGTCCAGCACGCTTGACCAGACTGCCGCGAAAGCCAGTGCCGCCACGCAGGGTGGCTCTTATATTCCCGCGACCAGCACTTATGGCGGTTATCAGCCTGTGACGGCCCCCGCCGGTCGTACCTACATTGACCAGAGCAGCCCAACCTATCAAATCAACATGCCGGGTGGTGCGCCGGGCGGTCAACTCGGAAACCAGTTGCAGGACGCGTTAGAAAAATATGAACGCGATAAGCGGGCCAGAGCCCGAGCCAGCATGATGCACGATTAAGGAGGTGGATGATGATGCTAGCTCTTGGAATGTTTGTTTTTATGCGTCAGACGTTGCCACATCAGACGATGCAACGCGATGCCGAGTATCGATGGCCGTCAAATTCCCGCGTCGGGAAGCGGGATTCATTTCAGTTTTTGGGGCCGGGAGAGGAAAAAATCACCCTGGCCGGAACGCTTTACCCGGAGCTCACTGGCGGAAAGTTGACGATGACGGCCATTCGTTTAATGGCTGACGAGGGGCGCGCCTGGCCGTTACTGGATGGCACCGGCACGATTTACGGTATGTACGTCATCAATAATATCAGCGAGACAGGAAGCCTGTTTTTTGCTGACGGCACGGCGCGCAAAATTGATTTTACGCTGACGCTCACCCGCGTGGATGAATCCCTTGCGGCACTGTATGGCGATATCGGCGAACATGCCAAATCACTGATTGGTAAGGCGGGAGATATGGCCTCGTCAGTGGCTGGAATGGCGGGGATTAGCTGATGCTGGATCTGAATGCGGGTGGCGTACTGACGCCCAATTTTATGCTGATGCTCGACAGCAAAGATATTACCGGCATCATCAGTAACCGATTGATGAGCCTGACGATGACAGACAATCGCGGATTCGAAGCCGACCAGCTCGATATCGAACTCGATGATGCTGACGGGCTGGTCGAGCTGCCGTTACGCGGCGCTGTACTGACGCTTTACCTCGGGTGGAAAGGCTTTGCGTTGACGGGTAAGGGAAGTTTTACCGTCGATGAGGTTGAACATCATGGCGCGCCGGATACGGTGACAATCCGCGCCCGTAGCGCCGATTTTCGCGGAACGCTGAACTCACGTCGGGAAGAGTCATGGCATGACAAGACGCTCGGCGAAATTGTGGCGGCGATAGCGGCACGTAACAAACTGACGTCAAGTGTTATACCGGAGCTGGCTGGAATAAAAATTCCGCATATCGATCAGTCACAGGAATCGGACGCCAAATTTTTGACACGCCTCGCCGAGCGAAACGGCGGTGAGGTTTCGGTAAAAGCCGGAAAATTACTTTTTCTGAAAGCCGGGCGTGGGTTAACAGCCAGTGGAAAGGCTATTCCACAAGTCACTATCACCCGCAGCGATGGCGACAGGCATCAGTTTTCGATTGCCGACCGTGGGGCATATACCGGTGTCACAGCAAAATGGTTACACACCAAAGACCCGAAACCACAAAAGCAAAAGGTGACGTTAAAGCGGAAACCGAAAGAGCAACATTTACGTGCACTACAGCACCCAAAAGCCAAACCGGTAACGAAGAAAAAAGCGGTGAAGACGCCGGAAGCCAGGGAAGGTGAATACATGGTCGGCGAGGATGACAACGTGTTCGCCCTGACGACAATTTTTTCAACCAAAGCGCAGGCGATGCGAGCTGCCCAGGCAAAATGGGACAAACTGCAACGTGGAGTTGCTGAGTTTTCAATCAGGCTGGCGACGGGGCGGGCTGATCTTTACCCTGAGACGCCGGTACAGGTTAAAGGCTTTAAGCGCGTTATAGACGAGCAATCTTGGACGATCACTAAAGTTATGCACTACCTGAATAAAAGCGGCTTTACGACGAGCCTAGAGCTTGAGGTGAGGTTGTCTGATGTGGAATATGATGCTGTGGATGCTTAAAAAGGAAAACAACCCGTAACCAAACGGGTTGTTGTCATCTTCATTTTGAAACGTAGCCGTGGGTGTTTCCATACATCAAAGTCTTTGCTTCATCGTCCATCAGCGCACCCATCTTTTTACATGTATTCAGAGGGTTTTCAAACGTATAGCCTTGCGCTGAAAATTTATTAACGACATGTATCTCTTTGGTGTTTTTGAGATATCCCTCAGGGGCACTTTTAACCCAAACAGGAGTGCAGACACCGGACGATATCAGTGCTTCATATGCATCTGAGGTTACAGTGGCAGTTGGTAACTTTATTTTCACTGAGGCCGTCTTAACCTCAATTCCAACGGGCTGCCACGGTTTAAGACTTTTCATTAAAATTTGTGCATCAATGCTTTGTGAAAAGGCTCTACTTGAAAGGGCTGCGAAAGTACATAGAAGCGTTATTTTTAAGAGTTTCATGGGCATCCTTATCAACTGACTATGAATATCTTTCGCTTTTGGTGAATTATTGTGTATCATTTATTCACATTATGTGAATCGCGGAGTGTAGTAATGTTCCATTGTCCAAAATGCCAGCACGCGGCACATGCGCGCACCAGTCGCTATCTAAGTGAGAACACCAAAGAGCGTTACCACCAATGTACTAACATAAATTGCAGTTGTACGTTCGTAACGATGGAATCGGTGGAACGTTTTATTGTTACGCCAGGAACGATAATCCCGGCCCCGCCTCATCCGACAGTTGGTGGTCAGCGCCCGCTATGGCTCTGA